CTAATATGCAAATTTTATTGTATTTAACATACTTTCAAAAGATGTCATATTTTCATCTGATATTTTTCCACGTTGCATAAGTGTAAATAAATATGCTTTGTTACTATTACAAATCATTACTTGCTCTACTTGCACATCCACTCCTTTAAAATTATAATAATAATTTAGCGTTAATGCATTATTATTATTAAATTTACGCTCTTTAATTTGTAAGTTGTTTATATCTGAGCGATTTTTTATATAAGTTTCTGCTGAATTAAAATAAACCTCTTCCGAATATCCCTTCATACCATCTATAACCAAGTTCACATTAGTCCCCTGATTATCTAAATAGTAAATATCAGCTCCTTTTAAAGTCGTTTTAGTCCAATTTGAAGGGTATGAAACTGAAATCTTATCAGATTTAGTTTCTAAGCCTGTCCAATCCCCATTATTGCTTAAAACATATCCATCAATAACTGTGTTTTTAGCCATATAACCGCTAGCATAAAAATAATACCATTTTCCTTCTATCTTTTTCCAGCCTGTAGAATATGAACCACCTTCTGTATACCACCATCCAGTGCTATCATTCTTCCATTCTGCACTCGCGCTTATCGGAGTTATCGCTAATACTGAAACCGCTATTAGTGATCCTGCTATTAATTTTTTTAATTTTACCATTATTATTCCCCCTAAGTTCTTATAATATATAAGTTCCATTTAATAAACTTTCTAATCATTGAAGTTATTACACTTTATACTTCCGCTTTAAAGGTTTAACTTTGATTAACAAATTTTTAGAACTCATATATAATTTTATCTTACTTTTGTCCTTTGTCAAATATTCCAAGTGATAGAATTAAATAGTAGTTGTTAGTTATTGAGTGTAGTAAAAGGTTAAAATCCATGAATATATAATTTCCAAATCTCATTTAATGCAAACAAAAAAAGACCAGGCTTAATGCTTACATAATATACATAAACATTAAGTCTGGTTTGAAAATAATTAGTAATAAGCGTTTTTATTAAAGCCATATTTATTAAATAATGTGTATTACTAATTGTAACTATATTCTATTATAAGATTTATTGTTCTTTCGAATCTTTTGTTAACATATCTCTGCCTTTATTAACTTCCCCAGCTATAGTTTGCCTTAAAAATTCTAAATTTTCTTTCGATAATCCTGGAATACGGTCCATAAGTACCTTATCAAATTCATCTGCCTTCGATGTTAAAAGCTCAGTTGCATTTTCTGTAATTCTAAATTTCTCTTCTACTATATTCCATACTTCCCTAGCAGTATTTATTTCTTCCTGATGCTCATTGATCTTTATTTTTTGGCTTATTTCACTTTTCTTCTGAATAAAGAAATCTATTATTGAATTTCCAACCTGCTTAATTATCACTGCTAAAATTGCCACTACTGAAGTATCTACTATAGGTAAAATTTGATTAATTAATATTTCTTTCATTGTTATCCCCATCCTTTACCTTAAAATCTTGGTTTCAATTGCAAAAAAGAAGAAGCTTATTAGAGCTCCTCCTATTGCAGTTATAAACCACTTCATCATATTTGTTAGTGATCTAATATTTTCACATAAATTCTTCAATTCTGTCTTAAGTTCCCTTGAATCTTGCTCAAGCTTATCTAATCTCTCTCCATGATTATTGAGTCTTCTTTCATATGTTTCAATTTTATCCTTAATCAATTCTTCATTCATGTATTACTTCCTTTCTATTAAAAATAAGCATTAGCTTTCTATACCATTCAATATTAAAACTGGATAATGTCATCGATATATTATAGGAAATAAAAAAAAATTATTTAGCTTAACAGCAATCTTTTACTTGGATTTTTATTTAATTTAGTGTATTGTTTTTTTCTATGAAGTAGTAGTAGTAGTAGTAGTAACTTGCTCCATAGTCATAATTGTATTAGCTTGTTCTTGCGTTATATATGCTTTATCAACACAATTAGATATGTTAATTTCTGCATATTTTCTCATAATCCACATATTCTTTATAAAATCATACATATCATTGCACCTCCATTAATGCACTTAATGCACTTTCTAACGCTGTTATTCTATCTTCTGTTGTTGGAATCAATTGTTGGTGTGTTGCTGCTACAATAGGCTTTCCATTCGGAAAGACCTCTTCAAATTCTGCAAACAAAGATAATTCACTTTCAATAGCTCCTTCTCTAGGTATGCAAGTAATGGAACCATCATTATTGGTTATTATTAATACATCATTTTTTAAATCTGTTTTATCTAAATCTAAACTCATTACTATATCCTCCCTCTACAATCAACTATTATATCAGCAGTTACATTTATACCATTACTTTTAACATTAGTGATAACAGTAGACTCTGTAATACATACTGTGAATATAATTCTATTATTTTTAATACTTAAACTATCAATTTTAGTTTTAACAGTTGTATCAGTACCTCCAACATAAATTTTATAATTGTTAAACGTTATAGTTGGAATTCTTTTCTTTGGCATTATATTCACAACAATTTGTGAATATAATCCACTGCTAGTTTGTGTCCAAGACATCATTTCAAGATATATTGATATAGTTTCATACAAACTAGCATCTACTATTTGATCAAATATACTATCATGAACTTGTTTACTATTCAATGACTCCTGTATATTAGATATAGCACTATTTATATCTTGAGAATAATTACAACTTATTGTTCCAATTTGTGGAGCTATAGTTGATAATATTTTATAATCCACTGTATAGATTGAATTTATATCTACATCTGTTGAATTAGCACTCCAACGCTCATTTCCATACGAATTAGATGTTATACCTTTTACCCCCATCATTTTATTATTAAATATATTATTTAAATAAATACTACTAATGTATTCATTAGGATATTTAAATAAAGATTTAGGATAGCTGAGATGATTCCAATAATAAAAAGCCCCATTGCCTAATACTGGAGTAGTAATTTCATTTAATACAATTCCATTATCTAAATACAAATAATTATCTCCAACATCAAATAAAGGAACATCTCCATGAATGATACAATTATTATCATTTATAAACTCTGGCACTTGTAATTTATAATGTAACTGATATCCTTCATATCCAGGAGCAATATTATTTTTACAGTAGTTAACAATATTACTATCATTTTTAACTAAAATATCTCCATTACTTATATTAGCAGATGAAGTAAGTGTTAATGTATTTCCAGATGCAGATGCTACACTACATGCTCCTTTTCTTATGCCTGCACTATTAAATACATTTATTGAATCGCCTACTGAGAATACAGCAGATGCTATAGTTGCTGTAGTTCCTGTGCTAGTTGCAGTAGCAGTAGTTTGTATTGTAGCCGATGGAAAACTGTTATCTATTACACTTTGCCATGCACAATATCTATTTGTAGTACTAAAATAATCCGCAGCTTTCCATCCATTCATAAATGCTTTTACTTCATCGACATTTGGAGCTATTGTTTCTGCCCATCCTGTATCTGTATCTGATACAGATATACTCAATAAATTTGTCGAAGTGCCACACATATCTCCACTACTATAAGTATTTGCCCACAAATCATTTTTCAATATTTTTCCATCATATTCAACTAACGTTCTTGACATATCTGTTATTACTTCTTGTAGTGATATTTGCATAGATTTGAAACCTGTATAATCACCTATAGCATTTATATCACAATCCTTACCAAATAATGTCTTGTGCTTCCACCATATTTGTCCTGTAATTTCCCCATTCTTATAAGTAATAGAATCATCACTAGTTAATTTAGTTTCTAATACTGCTCTTTCAATTCTACATGACTTATAAGTTGATGGAGATGTTGTTCCTTCTACTAACATTATAGAATCAAAGTATATAGTAGTTGCTAATGTACTATAGTTATACATAGATATTTGTATTTCAGAATTTTGACCACTATTAAATGTACCTCTAGAAGTACCTGAATACAAACTTGTTGTTCCAACGCCTGTATTAACAAGTATCATACCTGTACCACTTACATTATAATAAATATAATAATTTGTATTCGGTTTTACTTTTATTTTCTGATAACAAAATTCTTTACCTGTTGAATTAGTATCAACTAGTTTAAATCTTCCATTTTCCAAAGTTAAACTTACTTTACTTATATCATATGGAATCCACCAATAAATTCCTTCTTCTCCATTGCCATTTCTAACTAAATTATCATGTCTTACTTCAATATATGGATTTTGAAGACATGAATATGAATCTACATAAGGATAATTATCCAATAAAGCATTTGTACCTAAAGCATATTCGGAAGCGGTTATTTCATTTATCATTATTCCATCTACATAAGCATACTGGCCACTCGCTCCTGTAACCAAAGCTTGAAAATAGTTTCCATTTGATAAATCAGATGGTTTTACTACTAAACCAACTCTAGTAAAATTTGTGGTACTTGTAACGGTTGCACTATTTATTGAAACACCACCGCCTTGAGCATCCTTGTTTAAAACAATATTTGTAGCGTTTCCATTCTTTAGATAAGCAGATATCAAGTAATATTTAGTTATATCAATATTGTATTTAGATAATAGATTATCTAAACACCCCGTAGTTGATGTTAATGTTATCTTGATACTATTATTGCCAAAAACTTTATTAGTAGAATCATTTGATAAATTAGCTTGGTACGGCCACCATTTGTTGCTATCTTCACAATTACCATCTTTACCCAATAGATTAACAACTGTTTTACCTTGTATTGTGAAGCTAGGTGATGCAGATGTTTTACTATCATTTTTTATTACATTATTCATTCCATAATTCATTGACGGTGTTAATATCACATCATTAGAAATATTCTTCACTAAATCTAACAATGTTGAATTAACATTTGAATCCCCAAATTTTACAATTGCTGCATCAGTATGTGGGTAATATATATTTCCTGTACTATCCTGTATTTCTATATTTTTTGTTGCCATTTGTTTTCCTCCTTATATGGTCTTTAGAAATAATTTAACCTGTGTTCCACTTGCATAATCAGTACCAACTTTAATACTTGCTCCTGCTGGTCCTTGTGGTCCAGTTGCACCAGTTGGTCCAGCAGTACCTGTTGCGCCTGTATCTACTTTTAAACATATTGAATATACCCATTTTGCTGCACTTGCATTTCCTGAAACCATACATACATATACATTTCCTGTGCTTGTATTAAAATATTGACCATTTACTAAAGCTGAAGTTATACCACTTCCAGTAAAGACTGTTGCTGATGTGCTGGTTCCTGTTATTGCGGTTCCACTATACCATTGAGATCCTCTAATTCCAGCTGCTCCTTGTGGACCTTGTATACCTTGACCCCCTTGAGAACCTTTCAATAATCCTGAATCTAACTTTTGTTGAAATGTTTGTCCATCAGCAAATGTAACTGCATCTGCGCTTGTTAATACATTTACTTTCTTTAATACTGCACCTGTATTTTCATCCAATAATTGAACTCTCACTTTATCTAAGCTTACCATTATACCTCACCTTTCTTATTCAACTACTTTAATTCCCATTGTTGGACTTACTTTTAAATCATCTGCGGATCCATTATTTATTTTGAAATATAAAGTATAATTTCTTCTGTCAGATATATTTGGCAGTGTTTCACCAATATACAATCGCATTTTTCCTGATAACTCAGCACTAACTTCTTGAAGTTTTGATTTTAATACCTGAATATCATTTTTTGATGCAACTATTTCATTTGGATCCACAGTAAGATTTATAGTGCCTGCATTAGTTACTTCTAATATAATCTTTATAGATAAATCCTTAGTACTCCCTTCAGAAATAACTGGTTTATATGTCTCTGATACCTTACTAATTGAGATAAGATCTCCAACCTCATCAAAAATACCAGCTTCCCTGATGAAAAATCCCCCATCAGATGCTGGTATTATTGTTTCTATAACTATACAATTTGAATTTAATTTATCCATCGAAATAGAATTTATATTTCCTTCCCAAACTTTCTTCACAAGAGATGTCTGTTTCTCTGATGGTTCATAATATAACCCACCTCCATCTCCTAGTTGTAGTGTTTTAAAATTCACCTTACTGCTCGAAGCCGCTGAGTTTGCTAATTTATATTTTCCTATTGTAGTCAATATAGTATAAAAGTTTTCTGCCACTCTATCTTCCTCCTCTTTAATTAAATTCATTACTTTCTTTTGTCTCTCTACTTATATTCAATTATACAAATTTTATCTTAACTTTTTCTGCTTAGATGCTAATTGATATGATATTATCTAAATGTTATTAATTGTATATCATTTTACAATAATCCTGATGTTTTTTCTTAATTAAAATAATCATTTACATATATAACTAGTAGAATTAATAAAAAACATAATAATGAATACAGTAAACAAATTGGTCCGTATAAATTTTCCAAAGTATCGCTATAACCTCATATTCTAAAACCTAGTCATACATTTAATATGGCTCCAGATATGAATTCTATAATCAAGGTTATTACAATACCAATTAGACATTTCTCAAGCATCGCCATATTATAAAATTCTGGCTGTTCATTTAATTTGCTACTAAGAAAGCACATGAAACACCAATAATTAGTCCATCCCCTCATATACTTTCAGTACCAATAATAAATATTAATAACAAATCTTTGTATACTCTATTTTTCACTTGTAGTAGTTTCAGGCGAAGGTATTTCAGTCTCCCATGTAATTTTATTTACAGAATCACATGTATCTAGAGTCTTTATATATTCTCTTAATAGTTCATATCTTTTTATCTTTTCAGTTTTATGCGCAAATAAATCTGTACCTAATGTTAGTACTTGTTGATGAGTCCAAGGGTAACAAACAGGTTCTCCAGTAGCTTTCCATTCAAGTGTATTATCTGTAATAGCATTTGCAATAATCATTTGTGCTTTGGCTACAAGACCTATAATATTTGTCTGATCTATTAAAGTGCAATCAAACCTCTTACTTTCCCCCAAACATGAAGAATAAAATTCATTTATTATTTTATTCTCACAAATGGCACTCATTTCATTTATTTTATTCTGCTTTACTTCATCCAGAGAAATTTCTGCTATCTTGCCATTCGGATAAGCCTCTTCAAACTCTTCAAATAATGATAGCTCATTATCGGTTGCACTATCTTTAGGAATACAATTAATAGAACCATCATCATTAGTTATGATTAATATATTATCTATTAAATCTGTCTTATCTAAATTTAACATTTTATCCCCTCCTATACTCTTCCTATGCAATCCGCAATATAAGTAAATTTATTGTTAGAATAAAAGCCATTTGCAATTAAAGATATTACAGTTGAATCTTGAGTTTTAAAATTCACAAAAAATCCACTTTTAGAAACAGTAATATTATTTAAAGTAAATTTAGAAGTATAATCTACACTTCCTGACACAATCTGATAACTTTTTATTGTTATTGAAGGATTTACTTTTTTTATTGATATAAAAGGTATAAATGTATTAATATATACATTGTTATTATCATACTTAAAACAATTCCATACTACTAATAAAGAGTTAGTTTCATATAAACTCAAATCAACAATAGAATCTAATATGCTATCATGTGCTTGTTTGCTATTTATTTCTTCTTTAATATCATTTATGGAACTAGCAATATCTTGACCATAAGAACAACTTATTGTACCTATTTGTGGAGCTTGGGTTGCTAATATTTTATAATCAACAGTATAAGTTGCTGATGAATCAAAATTAGCTGTAGGCCATGCTATGAATTCTCTACCATAGCCTCTACCAGTATCATATCCACTTCTATTATATTTAGAGTCCAAACTTAAATTCCTATAGACATTATTTATTGATTCTACTTTATATTTTAGTGGTGAATTAAATAATGTATCATTTAGATAATAGCTATTATTATTTCCTAATGATGGATTAGCAACCTCACCAAGTACAATCCCACTATCTAAGCATAAATAATTGTCTCCTACATCAAACTTAGGAATATCATCATGTACATGACAATTAATGTTTGTAGTAGGCTCTGGATTTTGCAATTTATAATGAAGTTGGTATCCCTCGTATCCAGGAGCAACATTATTTTTACACCAATTTAACAAAAATGTATTTGTAGTTCCATTGTCGCATCTTACAACTGTTGCACCGCTCACGTAAGATATAGCTACTTGAATAGTTATATGTGTACTGTCTGGTATTGCTGTAACATACCCCCAATTCCACAAAATTCCATTTTGAATCATTATATAGTCTGATACAGAAAATTTAGATGAATCTGAAACTACAATACTTGTTGTAGCTGTACCTGTAGATGTAGTTGTTGTTGTTGTAGCTCCTAAAGGATATGAATTATCAATAATAGATACCCAACCTGTATACCTATTAGTAGCACCATTATATGCTAAAGCTTTCCACCCATTCATAAATGCTTTAACTTCATCACTATTTGGATTTATGCTTTCTGACCATCCTGTATCGCTGTCTTTAGGATTATAGTAAAAGTAATCACCTGCATCATATGCATCTAAGGTAAAGTTTGTCTTAGCGCTCAATATTGTTCCATCGTGCTTTGCAAATACATCTGATGAATTTCTAATCTGAAGCCCTAGTAATGAACTTCTAGGTACTATTATACATTTACCACCTGTACCATCATTAAAATACTGCCAATCATAATCCTTACCAAACAAAGTTTTATGTTTCCACCATATAGAACCAGTAACTTCACCGTTATCATAAACTATAGAATCATCACTAGTAAGTTTAGTTTCTAATACAACTCTTTCAATTCTACAAGATTTATAAGTTAGTGGAGCTGTCGTTCCTTCCATTAGCATTATATTTCTATAACCTACTGTAGATATGCTACCTCCATTATATATCATTATATAAATATAGTTATTATTTCCACTATTGAATGATCTACTGTCCGAAGATAGATTATCTATATTATTCTTATCCATTCCATATACTGCTAAACTTCCATAGGTAGTATCAGTAGTTTCAAAGGATAGGTAATAATCAGTGTTAGGTTTTACGCTTACTTTCTGAAAGAATCCACTATTAGTATTAGTATCATTCAATCTAAAACCATAATTGTCTAAAGTTAATGTGCCATTTGTATGAGTATCACCATCATACCATCCAGCTGTCCACCATGCAGTTCCTTCTTCTCCATTACCATTTCTAATTAAATTATCATGTTTTACCTCAATGTAAGGGTTTTGAAGACATGCATATGAGTCTACATAAGGACTAGGTACAAATGATGAATCTGCGTATTGTGAAGCTGTTATTTCTTCGAGCATAATTCCATCTACATTAAAGGTATCCCCTATTATACTATTTAGCATTATTACATCTATTCCTACTGAAGTAGATCCTGTTAAATCTGTAGGACTTAGTTTTATTAAAGCTCTAGTAAATGTACTGCTTATTACGGAATTACTATACTTAACCGAAGCTAGAACCGACCTTATATAGACAGGATTACTAGTTGATGTAGTTTTTATATATGCTGATAAACAATAATACTTTGTATTATCTATAGGCACATTTACATTTTTACGAATATAACTATTTGATGTAGTTGTAGTAGTAAGCTTAATAGAATTACTTCCAAATACTTTATTAGTAGAATCTAACACTAGAGTCCCACTATTGCCAGTCCACTTGCTAATATCTTCACAGTTACCATCTTTCCCTAACAAATTTATAAGTGTTTTGCCTTGAATTGTGAATTTTGGTGAAACAGAGATTTTAGAAGCACTCTTAATTACGCTATTCATTCCATAATTTAAGTCAGTTGTTGAAATTGTAGAGTTTGAAATTTGGTTGCTTATATCTGATAACTTAGCACTGACTTCTTGAAATTTTGACTGTAATATTTGTATATCTCCTTTAGTTGCGACTATCACATTTGGATCTATCTTAAGATCTATGCTGCTTGCATTGTTGACTTCTAGTACAATTTTTATGACTAAATCTTTTGTGCTTCCTTCTAAAATTGTTGGTTTATAGGTTTCTGATAATTTGGTGATGGCAATCATATCTCCAGCGTCATCAAAAATACCAGCTTCTCTGATGAAAAACCCTCCATCAGCTGCTGGTATTACTGTTTCTACAACTATCCAATTTGCATTTGATTCATCGACTGAAATTGCACTTATATTGCCTGACCAAACTTCTTTTACAATTGAGGTTTGATCTTCTGAAGGTTCATAATATGAGCCGTTTCCATCTCCAACTTTTAGGGTTTTAAAATTTACTTTACTGCCTGAAACTACTGAAGCTGATAATTTCTTTCTCCCTAATTTTGTTAACATTGTATAAAAATTTTCTGCCAAATTAACTCATCTCCTTACTGGAATATATTGTTATGCTTTCTGAACCTGTACATTGGCTGATACCAATTTCTATTTTCCCTTTGGATTCAATATTTTTAGCAATCCACGGATAGACTGTCATAGTCTCTCCCATAATTGATGCTAAGCCATAGTACATTTGTGATTGATTTACGGATATCAGTTTATACTTAACGCCTAAATGTGCCGGCTTAGCTATTTCTATTGAGTCGTACAAGCTATCTAAAGCATAAGGAAAGCCTGTATCACTTATTAAATTTACTTGGAAATAGTATTCTGGGTTATTCTGAATTATTTCAGCTTCTGAAACAAAGCTTTTACAAATCTGCTTTATTACTTCAACTGTTGTTGTGCCTTTAGAGTTAAGCTTTGCTAATACTCTTGCTCTTCTTTCTTCAATTGATTTAGCATTATTTGTAGTTATTCCAACCCGTTTTTCCCATAATTTCAAGCCCCATTCAGTTGCAGTTTGTGGCAAAATTTGCAGGAATAAATCTGAAATATCCAAGCCTAATTTATCAAAGCTACTTCCGTAAGCATTAAATATTTCCTGGAAAATATAACTACTTTTTATTTCATCAATAACATAGCTCTTTAAATTATCTACTGATTGGTTTTCACTCGAAGTACTTACAATATTAATATTTTTAAATCCTTCTAAATCAGCTGTATTATTCATAAGTTACCCCTCCCAAAGATGCCTTATCTTCATCAGCCGTAATTATATTTTTAGTATCATTGTTTATTTTTACTGAAGATATATCATTAACTCCAGCTGTCATTACTACCTTTGCCTCAACAGTATTTATTTTTACAACTCCGCCTACTGGAATTGTTTTAAAATAATTATCAAGAGACTCTTTTATATTGTCTTTAACATCCTTTATATCAAATCCATCTAATACAGTAAGACCAATTATATTAACATCAATTTTTAACGGATTGACTGATACTACAGTTACTGTGGCCCCTATTGGTGCCTTTCCACTTCCTTGACCATCTTCTGGATCTATATATTGTTTAACTTTTTGTACTATAGTATCATCTAACTGCATTCCATTATTTCCTGCAACTATTACCTTTACAGTTCCATTTCCATTCATTCCATTGCTTTTATCCCAAAGAGGTTTTACTTTCACATATTCAACACCAGATATCTGAAGAGCCCATTTTTCATAATCATATATATTCCCACTGCTGCTTTCTTCTCTCTCTTTAGATATGATTCTTTCCAATAAATTTTCACTAGTTTCAGTATCAGTTCCACTGGTAGTCGCACTTTCATTTTTCACACTAGTTATCCCATTTATTTTAATTGGTATTTCAACAATAGCATTAGCTGGAACATTATATTTAGAGCCTATTTCTATTGCTTTAATTCCTAGTATGCATTTTCCATCTTTAATTTTTCCTTGAGATGTCACCTTATATTTTAAGCCTTCAACAGTTTGAACTATGCTGTTTTCATATATTATAGAATTTTCTAACCCTAAAAAAGTCACTTGCCCCACTGAATATAAGCCTTGCTTCCTCTCTAAGCCATGTCTTGCTGCATCTTTATCTATAAATTTATCATATTCATCTTGAGGAACCTCTGGAGCTTCCTCACCAAATACTAATTTTAAAATTGTATCTAAGGCCTTATAATAATCTGCTATGGTTTTAGCAGATGGAGCAATAGCATCATATACAAAATATCCTTCACTTTTGGATATTCCAGAATCAATACTATCTAGCATTTGTGATCTTAAATTTTCTTCAGTATTATTTTCATACATCAATTGTCACCTCCCCGCAATCAGTTATTGCTGTAAAAGTTATGGTTAAAATATCATTGTTTTTATCCACCTCAAAGTTTTTTACGCCTAATATGTGCTGATTTTCCTTTAAGCATTCTAAAGTTAACCTTTTAGCCTCACTTTCAATTAAACTTTTACTAAACCCTTTACCAATTATTTTTTCAAATTCATTTCCATATGCACCACTGTAAATTGGATACTTTCCTTTGCTTGTTTTAAGAGATTTCCATATCCATATTTTTAGTGCTTCTATTCCTTCTACAATTTGAAATTTTCCATCCTTAAGTTTAAAATCATTTTTTTCAAAATCCCAGGCATATTCTTTAGGAATATCTGTAACTTTCTCTTCTTGTGAAAATGCCGCAAGTTTATTTGCCATGTTTAAGTTTGTTTCAGGTAATATACTAGCCACTACATTTCACCACCTTACAAAGTATTATCCATGTTTGATTATCCTTAGTAGGTAAGACTGCTAGCTCATCGCCAATTTTTATTGTATCTAGAAAGCTTACTGCAGTGCCATCAGTATTTGCTACTGATGCTTGTCTTGAATATCCTGATAATAAGTAATCAGCTATATAAAGATCATCCTTATATAGCTGCAAATCATTTGTTTGAATTATTATTTCAGGAGGTGGGGAATTAACCTTAGCAATGCATATGGAAAGAGGATTACTTTCTGCACCTTTTCTTTTCATTAAATTTAACATTTTTACATATGGATCCATTAGCTATCAACCTCCTGTAAATCCATTTTGTTACTTAAACTTACTGTAAGCTTCATTGTATATTTTCCTGTTCCACATTCCCAGGTATGAGTATCAGCATTAACATAAAGAGTTGCATCTTTCAATATGTCTAAATACCATATTTTCGCCTTAACAGCATATCCTGTTAAACAGCTATAATTGCCAATGGCTTCAATTTCTATTTCTTCACTGAAGCCATATAACTTATTTTGCGCTACATCATATGTGTTTTTACCATCTTCCACTGTGTACGATGTCTGAAAAATACCATATCTTTTTACAAGCTCTGAATTTTCCACTTGGTCTACATAGTTATTGTTGGCGTCAAAAATTTTTACTCTGTTTATCATATTTTCTAAGGAATCCTTATAGCTCATATCTATTATGTTATTATTGTACAAATCCACATTAGCAGATTGAAGCAAATAATCTGATATTATTTGCCCCTTCTCAATTACATTGAACGTATCAGCTTTCATAATAGGAACATATTGTTTTCCATTTTGCTTGCTAACTTCACTATAGCACTGCATTATTATGCTATAATAACTTCTATCTATACATAGTCTACCTATCGGCATTCCAGTTTCCACTACATTACCAACTTTGATGTTTAATTCTTCACAAGCCTTATATACAACACTTTCTGGAGACATATTCTTAATATTCATGCTTGTTGATGAACTCATGATAAACCTCATATAATCATAGCAAGTAAAAGTTTCCTCCTGATTTGAACTTCCTAAAGTCCTATCTACAACTTCACCTCTAAAAATTTCTCCATAAGTTTCATCTACAATCTTTATTAGCGTCCCTGGACATATTTGAACTCTAGGCTGATTTATATCTGATAAGGAATATAACATGCTAAATGAGCATTTTCTTGCAGGCTGATCTATTGATGCTGATAATTCAATACTTTTGCAAACTGGAGTTATATCTGTTAAAAGCCAACCTTCATATAAGCTGTATATTTTAATCATATATTACCACCCAATATATTATTTACATCAGTTAAACTAAAGCTTGCCCCCCACTGACCTACAATTTTTTCATTTAACTTTAATGCCTTATACTGCTTTAATGCTAAAGTAAAGTTTATATCCCCAGTTCCATCATTTTCTCCATACTCAAAAGTTTCTATAGAGAATAGATCATTGATATCTGTGTTTGTAAGTATCACTCTTATTGGCTTTTTACTTTTTCTCCAAGCTTCTATTTGTGCAACACACTCAAATGGTTTAGGAATATCTGAATATGCACAAAATTTATATTTATGAGCAGGAAAAAAGCTCTCAAAAGATATTTCTGAAAGCTTTGAATCTCCTAATATATTTATTTCTCCAATTGATTCTACACTAACTACTGAATTGTTGTTAGCTAATTTAAGTGAATAACTAGAAGGTGGTACAGGAAGTTGTAACCATGTATCGTCTTGATTAAACCAAAATTCTATCATTTTAAAATACCTCCTAACTCATTCCAAGAGCTGTTTGACTCAATTTATTGGCTAGAGCTGTTGCAATTTTATCTATATCGCTTTCTTCTCTGATTATTATAGAATCTGCAAGCTTTGCTATTGTTATTGCAAATCCATTTTGTGAGCTATCATCTTTAGTTAATCCAGAAGCTCCTTTAAATCCTTGGCTACCAGTCTTGTTTCCTGATGATAAGTTTTTATTTACACCAGTTTTTATTCCTACTGCAAGATCTTTAATTGGTTCAGTTACTAAATGAGTATTAACTTTAATACCACGACCCATGCCTTTTAAAAAGTCTGGCATCCATGTTTCATAATCTGTAAGAGGACCTTTATCTGGAACTGAGAAATGAAGAAATGATCTTATCCTATCGGCTACACCTGAAATAGCATCTTCAATATAACCTACTGCTCCTTTTATACCATCTACAATTCCCATTATCATATCTTTACCCCAACTAATAGCAGTTTTAGCCATGTCTTTAAATATTGAACCTATTGCATTTAATATATTTCTTATAATATCTATGGCACCATTAAATACTGTTCCCACAGTACTTTTTATAGTATTCCATGCACCTGACCAATCTCCATTTATAACTTGCATTACAGTTTTAATCACTCCTGTTATTACGTTAAGTACAGTCATGATTACTGTTTTAATTATGTTAAATGCTGAAGACACTACTGCTTTTATAGTCTGCCCATGAACATTCCAAAAGGCCATTATCATATTTAAAGCAGTGCTTATAACAGTTTTAATGGCTGTCATAACAGTCGTAATAGTTTGTTTTATACGTGGCCAGTTAGACATTACAAAGCTTATTAATTTACTAAAAATTTGAATTGCAAATGTTAGTACTGGTTTCAATATTGAATTCCAAACTGATTGAATTCCTTTAAATACATTTTGAATTATACTCTTTATTTTAGGCATATTAGCTTGAATAAAGGTTACTATTGATTTAACTACTGTTATTATTTTATTAATTGTCTGTGTCACAATATTTCCAACCTTAGGTCCAAATAAATTAGTAAATAAAGCTCCTATTCCTTGAGCTGCACTTCCTGTTTTCTTGAAGGTGTCTATTGCAGCTTTTACAGCACCTGAAATCTTATTAAATACTCCCATAACTATATCTCTTATTCCACCAAAATTTGTAGCAAAAGCAACTGCGAGTAATCCAACTACTCCAATTATTATTTGAAGAGGTAATGGCAATTTAGTAAAAATTCCAAATATAGATGAAAAGCTCTTTGAAACTACACCTTTAATCTTTTCAAAACTTCCAGCTAGTCCCTGCAATGGTGCTGATAGAGAAGGAGTTAACGTACCAACTTTTCCCATTGATTGTTTAGCTACATTCATAACATTAGATACTTTACCACCAATTCCAGCTGATTGTGTAGCCTTTGATGCTTTAGTACTATTTAATTTAGGAATCTTTTGAGCTACTTTGGAAGCCCGCTTTCCTATACCGTCAGTAGCTTTTTTAACCAAATCATTATCTTTAAAGGTTTTAAACAAATCAGATACAGTACTTTTTACATTTTTAATCTCATCTTTTGCATTTATAAAATTAGTTGCCAAGTCTTCAACTGTTTTTGATGCATTAGATATTGATTTAACTACCTCTTTAGCTTTCTGTCCAATATTTTCAATAGATCTTTCCCCAGTGTTATTTGTAAAGGCTTGTATTAAATCCGAAACAGACGTTCTTACATTTCCTACTGCATCTTTTGTATCATTAAAGCTGTTTTTAACTTTACCTACTGATTCTGATGCTTTAGATATTGCTTGTACACTTTCTGTCGCCTTCGAAGCCACTGGTGCTAGACCTTCTACTGCCTTTTTAGCTTTCTGAACTCCATCAACAGCCTTTCCTATTACTTGTCCGCCTTTATTCAAGACTCCTGAGGCTTTCCCCCCATTGGATTTAGGAAATTTCTGAGATACTTTTGAAGCCTGTTTTCCTATAAAATTAATAGATTTTTTACCCAAGTCAGTACCTGCAAAAGCCTTATACAAATTCGATGCAGTGTTTTTTACATTTTCAATCTCATCCTTTGTATTTTTAAAACTAGTTCTCATGTCTTTAGCTGCTTTTGATACATTAGATATTGATTGAACTACTCCTTTAGCTTTCTCTCCAATATTTTCAATAGATCTTTCCCCAGTATTATCTGTAAATGCTTGTATCAAATCAGAAACAGCTGATCTTGTATTTCCTACTGCATCTCTTGTATTTTTAAAGCTACTTTCGAGTTTATCTACTGATTCTGATGCTTTAGATATTGCCTTCACACTTTCAGATGCTTTTGAAGCTACTGGTGATAGACTATCAATTGCCTTTTGAGATTTTTGAGCCCCATCAATAACTTTTAATAATGCTGAATCTAGTTCAAACGGCATTAATCATCACCTCCCGAATACAAGGCTTCCATTTGTTTCATTTTATCTTCAACTTCTTGTTCAATAAAAGCACTGATGATAATCTTTTCTCCAAATCCCCTATTAATTGTTTCTGCTGGCCACTTACCATGAAGTTTCCAGCAGTAATATAAGAGATTAACAGTTTCATCAGTGCTTATGAGTTTTTTATATCTTCTTTTTTGTTAGTAGATTCTACTCCTGAAATTTCAGTTACAGTATCTGCTAAAATATCAACTTCACCAGGTAAGAATATCTTATTCATAAGTTCCTTTGGTGTTGGAGCTTTGAAATGTTTCATAAGCTCTTCTGATCTAAGCTCTGGCACTCCTGCAAGAACAGTTTCTATCTTTGCCTGTGCTGTTGCAAATCCTTGAATATTTCCTTTCTTATCTACTTGAAGTACTCTTTCTTGAATTTCATTGTATCTCTCCATAGAAATAGCATTGCATGTAAATGTAATCTCCATATTTCCAAGTTTAGCAAGCTTAAGTTTTACCTCCTTAGAAGGTACCTCAATTTTACCAGCATCTATTTTTAATAATTGTTCAACTAAATTCATAACTTCATCTCCATTTCAAATTTAATAAAATTATAGATAAACAATGTGAAATCTAGACTTTTGCAATAGCTAACCGAAATAAGTAACATATTGTATTCCAGTTTCTCTGTAGCAATTTTCTAAAATTCAATTAACGTTTTTCTTAGTTCTAATAACTATAAGTCTAGTTATTAAATTGTTTATCTATAATTCAGTAATTTTTTATTTCCTTGTCATTACTTTATTTTTAGATACCTTAAGCAAATATCTACATTAGAAATCGAAAATATTTTTGTGTAGCAGGCATTTGAAAATAAGCTGATGAAGGTTCTTTGTGACAGGTTGTTGCGCTTTAGCTTGTCCATTCGAATTATTGGAGCATGCTAAAGTGAGTACAACCTGTCATTTAGAACCTTCCAGCGAAATTTTCATAGTCCTGCGTAACAAAAATATTTCCGATTTCGGCAGACTATTGCTTAACTATAGTTTTATTGTGGTTCTATTAAGTCTAAGAAATCATAGCCTGAGAATGTAAATGCAATTGTATCTTCAACATTCTTTTTAACTTCCCAGTCTGCCAATGTTAATTCATCAAAAGTAACATCTTTAAGTACCACTCTTTCAGCTCCTACTGAATCTGGATCAGCTAATTTAGAAATTATAGTACATACAGTTTGCTTTCCTTGTTTTATGTTATCTTTCATTAAAATTGCCATTCTTGATGATATATGATGTAATTTCAATGTTCCCTTTCCTTCTATACCTGTTACTTTACTTCTCTTCCATAGATCCCTTGTAAAATTAACATCTACCTTTGTTAAAGTGACTTTTGCTTGAAGAGCTGACACCTCTGAAACATATTCTCCATTAATCCAAACTTCTCCCCAAGTCCCATTTATAATATCCTTTGCTTGTGGCATAATAATTACCTCCTAAATATATATTTGAAATTTAATATCTTCTATTGCATCTAAAATAACAACTTGTCCCTTGACAAAAACTTGCGAACCAGTGTTACTTTCTTTTATTTCTTGATCCTTCATAGCTGAAATATCTATGCCTTGGCTCTTTAAGTAAGCTTTTTGTGCATCTAAATCAATTTCTGCTATATTTTGCCCTTCAATACTGCTATCAAGCAATCCATCAAGTTCTAAACCTTCAAAATAGCCATTAATAGCTGCAATAAGTAGGCACTTATGATCATAATCATTTGGATATTTTCCAATATAATTATCTTCAGCTGTTGATTTAATATCATCATGTATTAAATCCATAATATCTACTATTTTAATCTTTTTAAAATCTTCACCTTTATTTTCAATAGTAGTTACAAAGCTATTTACAGCTCTATCAATTTTAACCTTCTTTCCATCGTTAATTAAAATTAATTTTCCTGCATCAATTGCTGCATCTCTTTCTTCTTTCTTTAGATGCGGAACATCTAATACTTCTGCAAGTGGTGCATAAGTAGCACTAATATTTAGCGAAGTTCCTGCTAGCATTCCTGCAATTCTTGAACAGTATTCTGCAGCAGTATAAGTTCTAGCTGCTGTTTTTATGTCGTCTGTAGCAAAGTTAATTACTCCTTCACTATCAGCTGGACAATGTGGAAGTACTGCTTTAACTCTAATATCCTTAGCACTTCTTAATTGTTTAATCCATGTAGCAAAATCTGTTGCTCTTGAAGTAATATTTGCATCTGTATCAGCCTTTCCATCTGCAGTCTGACCAATGCTTGGGACTACTACATAATCCCATTTAATAGTTTCTAAATAATTTTGAGCTTCTGAATAATTAGCTGCATCTGGTGCTTCTATATAAGCAATAACTTGTTTTGGTGGATTTTGATATCCTATCATGGCAAGTTTTATTTGTTCCTTATTAAACTCTGATAAAGCTTCTGGAATTTCATCTATAGTATCCATTTTTATTGGATTACTATAATTTGCTGGCATTGTATCCTTTAATATAAGTGCAACTACGCCTCTTGTTCCTCTCTTTGCTGCAGTTATTCCTGCTTCTTTAAAAATAATGTCTACTGATGGTTCTCCCATTTTTATTCCTCCTTAAATTTTAAAATTAAATGTGCCTGCTTTAGGGCTTTGAGGTGCATTAAAGTTTCTGTCTTGTGCAAGATCTATTTTGAGTTTCAAGTGTATTTCTGACATTTTTGCTCTACCTCTCAACTTTCTTATCTTTGCAGTTCTCCCTAGTACCTTTATATATCCATCACTAAAGATTTCCCTCATTGTATCCCAAACTTCATTTTGAGCTACTAAATCAACATTCATAAGCTCATCTAGCGGACCAAAGTAAATAATCTTCATAGTTATGGTATTCATATAACTATTTCTATTTAAGTCTGCTTGCCTGCTGGTAACGTAGCGAATAAAAAAAGAAGGTCTTACAATTTCCTTCTCTAGCTTTGATGTATATATTTTTGTATTTGGAAAGTTTTCAACTAACATTTCATTAATTGAATTAATTAATTCATTAATCATGAACCTCCTCCTGTAATCCCTATTTTATTTTCTGCTTGCTTTTTAAAATTTCATTGCCAAGCACTCACCACCTTTTCACAAATTATTTCCATTACAAAAAAGTACCCAGCCTAAAATTACAAGCTAGATACTTTTTATATAGGATATTTAATGTTTATGAGAGGGAACTTATCTTCTGTTCCCACTTACTATTATAAGCCTTCTTTTTTTTAATTTCTTACACACTTTCTCTAGTTTACCTATAATTTTCTTATAATTTTTATTTAATGAGGTTTTTAAACTTAATAGCAATGGATATATCCTTTTCTATTTCCGTAACTCTTTCCTTCTATCCTTGTTTCAATTATTATTATATGTTAACATTTTGTTATACAAATTTTTACTTTAAAGCTTAACATGATAAAACTTTAATATCATGTTAAATGCTTGACTATTAATATTTGAATCTCTTATTACTATTTTTTAAAGCTATATAAGGAGGACATATATTGAAAAAACTTAATTACATAATACTAGCAACATTAATTGCAGTATCTTTTACAGCTATCAGCTGCAACTCAATAGGCAAAAATGAAACTGCTGATAAAAACCAAACTACAGTTGAAAATAAAACTGGAGAATCAAGTAAAGATACAGATAAAAATGATAATTCTGAAACTCGCGGAAACTCTCCAAGAGATCAGGCAATTTTTGAAGAAAACGAAGAAAGAGATAATGCTGAAATAGATAAGAGATATAAAGAAGTGGATAAATCTAAACTGAATTATGATAAAACTAATTCTTCTCTTACTTACTATGAAACTGAAAATAGCTTTGTTGGCAGTGAAGCTGGAATACCTAATGTAGATAATAAAAAATACAAAGATATATTAACTGACTATACCTATGCAAGTGAAGTAAATCCAACAAAAATAACCTACGAAGATTCAATAAAACTTGCTAAAAGCGTGTTGCCTAATGATATAAAAGAAATAAGAAATAAATATGATAATTCCACTGGAAAAACTTACATAGTTTATTCCTCTAATCAAGGTAATTTTGTATTAGGTCTTGCATATGATTATGACGAATCTCATAATCCTGGTTTCACCCCAAATTCCAAGAATAATACTATCGTTGGAATAGATTATATGAAAGAAATTACAGAACAATAAAGAAGGACTGTAGTAAGATTTGCATAATAGCAAGCCTACTACAGTCCTCTATTTTAAATTAGTAAAATATCTTGTTAATTCCAATTTCCATAAACAGGAGTATTACCAGAATTATATCTTATCCTGCAATCTATGAACATACCATAAGTATCATCAGAAATTTGATTTCCATTTCTATCATATAATGCTCTGATTCTAAGATAATCTGGGTGACTTGTACCATTTTGTGATCTGCTTTTATATAGTTAAATTTAAATTTTCTTTAACTTTAGCTATTGTTTATGATTTGTGGTAGCCAACTCTGGTCATTTATGGAATTACATAGATTTAAGAAACCATCAAAATACCCAAATTGGAGATAATATTAATTTATTAGATCCAATAAAGTTAAATATAAATTAAACTTTCTAATATTAAAATTAGCTCTAAATATTTTATTATCTTCAAAAATCTTCCTATGAAGATTATAATTTTCCAAATATACCGATTCACCTTTATATTATTGGCCCTAATTAGTTCTAAAAATCTCAAAATATTTTGCTGGAACATAATCAGTTAGCCACACTTTATTTTCAGATAGGAAGAATTTATATCCATCTTTATTCATCTGCTCACTGTTAATTTTAAATATAACTAATTCTCCATGTCTTTTGCCTACTTTTGTGGCTGTTTCTATATCAGCTGATAAGTGAACGTATTGTCTATTCTGTTTTTTAATACTTTCTCTACATATGCTATCCATAAATCTGGTTGCAGTTCCATGATATAATACTTTAGGTGGCTCAACAGCTTGCAATTCAAGATTAACTTTTATTGAATGGCCCTGGTTTGCTTTAATTTTAGTTTTATCATTATTAAATGAATATCTTTGTTTACCATCTTCAGCTACAATTCTTTCAATATCTGAAATTGTCACCTTATATCCTTTTTTATTTAATCCCTTAATTAAATCAGAAGTATTAATATATCCATATTCATCTAAGGTTAGTCCAATTTCCTCTGGCTTATGCCTTAGTATAAGGCTTATAAACTTACTAATTCTCATATCTTTATTACTTATCATCGCTTAACACCTCATTTTATATAATCTATTATCTTATATACCTCTACATAGGTTTACTACTTTCAAGCTTATTTGATGATATACTCCATACATAATATATATTTTAAAATACCAAAAACATTTCCTATTATTCATAGGTTGGTTTCAGTAGTAATAAAAAAGAAGCCAGCTCGTTTTTTTATCAATGTTATTGTGATCAATTAAATGACTATTTTAGTCTCTTTGCAAAAGTAATACTTAGATTAGAAAGCTTTTGATAAATATCTTCTAAAATTAACAGACTAAGTTTACTCTTCGTGTATATATCTACTTAACACTAAGTAACACTTCTCAACGTAGCTAATATACTATTATAATGAGACTTATAACAACATCAAAATAAAGGAGAATACAATAGATGTATAATAAACAATTTCCTTGTTGTCCTTACTACATGAATCAAGTAGCTCACCCCTCTTTCAATGCAAATTGGAGAAATACAATACAAAGTTTTGCGGCCATTAGTGGTACCATTACAATGATTGAAGATTTTTATCCAACCCAAGATGATGAATCAGCAGGCTGCTATAAATTAATGTCACTCGAAAGCATCGAAAGGGGACCAGTAAATTTTGTGATATCTCCAGGAACTTATTTTGTGGATCATGAAATGGTAGTGGCTGGAGACGAGGTAACTGGATTTTTTGACGCAAACGCACCTGCTCTTCTTATTTATCCTCCGCAATATCCTGCAATTGTTATGGCAAAAAACACAGAAAATCAAAATGTTACTGTAGATTATTTTGACTATCTACTTATAAGTAGCGATGGAAATATAAAGCTCAACATAGCCGAATCTACTGAGATAATTCTAACAAACGATCAGGCCTTTAATAGATATCCAGGGAATAGAAACCTAATTGTTGTCTATGGGCCTACAACTAAGAGCATACCTGCTCAAACCACTCCATATAAAATCATTGTCCTTTGCTAAATCAATATATTTTATATTAGTGTATACAATTTGCTTACATCTTACTTTTTCTGTAAAAAACAGGATTGCTTTTAAATGCTCAAAAAGGCTTAGCAAAAGCTTCCCATTACAGACATAATGTCCATTTCAATAATACTGTTTTTACATTTTTCTAAAAAATATAGTAATAGGCTATATCTATATAGTAAATAGCCTATTACTATTATTATGCCGCATTTTTTATCCTTTTACCTAGATTTTTTATAAATATTCTCCACTATTTTCTTACCCTTTTCAAATTTAATTTATTCAAAAATCCCATTTCCAAATAATTTTTGTATTTATTTTTTACCACAGTTCTTTTTATACTAAATTTCATATTGTATACAAACATATTTTTCTACATCATATATGTAAATACTTCTAATCACATTAAATATCTTATTGTTCCCATTCTTATCTATTAATCAACCAATTCTCACTACTATTTATTCTTGAAAAAGATAAGAAAGCTTATCTTACTAACATTTCTTAGTCATCCACATAATTAATCGTATTACAAAACTTCCCACAAACGCATTATTGTATTTAGATTAATAAATCACATATAAAAAAACAGTTATTTAAATGAGAATATTACTTCAAGCTAATCTGCAATAAATTTATATAAATTATTTTCTATTTTTATATAAAGCGTGCATTCTCGGCCGTATATCTACATGTAGAAATTAACTTAACAATGAACACAACATATGTAAATTAATCAATTTATTTTGCAGCCATTAGGCGAGGAAGGAGGTTCATATGAATTTTGATTATATTGAAAATCTGGTGAGAAGATGTAAAAATAATGATGAAACCGCAAAAGAAAAATTAACTGATGAGTTTAAGCCTTTAATCTATAATATTTCAAAGAAAACTTTTGTTGATGGATATAGCATTTATGATATTCAGCAGGAATGTTATAAATCACTTTTTAAATCTGTTTCCATGTACAATTTGGAGAAGCATAGGTTTGTTGCTTATGCTACTAATGCAATAAAGAATAATGTAAATGATTTAATTAGAAAAATGAATTTTAAAAGTTCTACTGACAGTAATGATGCTTTAAGTTTTCATGATAACTTTGAAGAAGATATCCCTTCACAATAAATATCTATCGAGGCTTCATTATGTGAAATCTGTGATTATGAGGATCTGAAGTTAGCTCTTAAAAATCTAAGTGAAGAAGAAATTGACCTTATAAATTTTGTATTTTATAAGAATCATACTGTTAAGGAATATGCTTATTTTAAAGATATGTGCTACTCTACAGCTATTTTAAAAAAGAAAACTATTTTAAGAAAAATATTTAATAGCATCCCAGTATATTATTAAAATCTAACAGCTCCAAGGTTAACATTTGAACCTTAGAGCTGTTATTTTTATTATATATGATGCAATAATAGATTTACATTTAAAATTCTACCAAGGCAAGTACTAAATTAAAACCAGAATGCAGTAACTTAGTCTTTTTTAAATAAGAATCCAACTTATTAGATGAACATATTTACAAGGTTGCTAAAACTTTAATTCATATCTTCATTAGAAATCATAAATTATCACCACAAAAATATTTTTTTATGTTACTGCACCCAAGCCCCATTTTCATCTACTGTATATCCATTAATTGTTGTGTTAGCCGCCATAGAGCCATTTCCATTCAAATAATACCATTTTTCATCTGTCTTTATCCAGCCTGTTAACATTGAACCATCGTTGTTTAAATAATACCAGTTTCCATCAACCTTAGCCCATCCTGTCTGCATTCCGCCATTATCTTTAAATAGGTACCACTTTCCATTTACTGATTCCCACGCTGTTGCCATATCCCCACTGTTTCTTAGATAGTATGTTACATTTCCATCTTGAACCCAGCCAGTCTTCATAGTTCCATCATTATTCAAATAGTACCATTTTCCATTATCCAATCTCCAGTCTGTTTGCATATTTCCTGTTGAATTAAATAAATACCACGAACCATTTATTTGTCTCCATCCAACAACAGTATGTCCATTTTCTATGTATCTTTTAGCTCCATTAGCTGCATTTTCCCATCCATTATGAGTAACGCCTCCATTAGATGAATTATTTGTTTCTGTAGTATTGTTGTTATTGTTTGTGCCTGAATGATGATGACTTGAGGATGAAGAACTTGATATTCCTAAAATTTTTCCAGTAACATCTTCAAAAGTTTTTCCATCATAATTTACTGATACTTTAATATATTTACCTGCATCGCTATTTACCAATTTGTAAGTCTCACCACTTCCAATAACATCCCCATTATCAGCATCTATACTAGATAATCTATACCAATCATAGGTTACAGCTGAAGATGTTGTAAATTTTGTTCCAGAGCTTGTTAATAGTTCTGTTTCTAGCGTATTCCCAACTGTATCTATTCCTTTAATTGTCACCGACGCTGGTGTTGTTACATTTGATTGGTCATCTTCAGGTTTTACTATAACATCTACACTTGCTTTTAAACTATTTGAATTAATAACACCTGATGGCATTATTAATGTCCCCGTAAATGTATATGTTCCTTCATTATCTTTATCATAAACTGGTGTCCCATCATCCCATACAACTGCTGCACTTGTTGTTGTATTGTTATTCAAATCTATATCTATTGTTTCTGGTAGGCCTATATCACCTTTTTTAGTACCATTATCAACATATATATCATCTATTGCCTTAACATTTTTCACCTTTATTTCAGTTGATGCTATTTTATAAACTTTTTTAGCGGCATAATCTGCAACAAAAATATTTCCGTCATTATCTATAGTTATTGCCATTGTATTAGAAAGTCCTGAAATAATAGTACTAATAAAAGTACCATCGGCGCTGTACTTTTTGACATCTGTTCTTTCTGCGGCGAAAATATTTCCATCGCTATCTACGGCTACTCCATCTGGTTCACTAAGTCCCGAAATAATACTGCCAACTAATGTACCATCTGAACTGTATTTCTTAATAAATGAAGAATCTGAAACAAAAATAGTTCCACTTCCATCTATAGCTACACCCATTGAGTAACTAATCCCTGATATAGAACTAATTAATGTGCCAGTAGAGTTATATTTCTTTGCATTTGAAGAAGATCCTGTAACTATAACATTATCACTACTATCTATTGCTATTCCCATTGGATTACTTAATCCTGATGCAATAGTATTAATATATGTACCATCAGCACTATATTTCTTAACATTTCCTGCACCTGATTCCGTAACGATAATATCTCCACTACTATCTATTACTACTCCATGCGGCCTACTCAATCCAGAAATGATAGTACTAATTAGTGTGCCATCAGCGCTGTATTTCTTAACATTTCCCGCATTATACTCCGTGACAATAATGTTTCCATCATTATCTATAGCTATTCCAGATGGACCATTAATATCTGAAATAATAGTGGTGTAGCTACTATCAGCATAAGTTTTAATTGGATACAAAAAGGTAAAGCTCATAAACATGATAATTGCTATTGATAATACTTTTTTTCTTTTTTTTCCAATACTTTCTCTAAATTTTCTCATTCACATTCCCCTCAATTCTACATTTTTATTCTTTTAAATATTTTATTTTGCAATATAATATTATTATATAAAATTTTTCATTATAATTCCATAAAAATATAATTTTTTTTGAAATTTATGCAACATTTTGGTAATTTGTTATATATGTCATACTCACAAAGAATAAATCAAAACAGATTTAGCAGATTATAATTTTCTAGAGAATAAAAAAACCTAAAGCATGAAAGTATATTTAACTATACCTTCTCTGCTTTAGGTTAAACAATTTGGTGGCTCACCCGGGAATCGAACCCGGGACACCATGATTAAAAGTCATGTGCTCTACCGACTGAGCTAGTGAACCAGAATAATAATTATAATAGAATGCTTTTACAAATAATTAAGCTAAATCAATTGCCTTGCAGACTACTAATATTTTTACATGGGGTGAACGATGGGACTCGAACCCACGACAACCAGTGCCACAAACTGGCGCTCTACCAACTGAACTACGTTCACCATTATATGGTGCGTTTTAAGGGATTCGAACCCCTGGCCCACGCCTTAGAAGGGCGTTGCTCTATCCAGCTGAGCTAAAAACGCATATTATTTATTATGTTGTAAACTCTTTAATTTTTTTGGAGCGGGTAGTGGGAATCGAACCCACCTTTCCAGCTTGGAAGGCTGGAGTATTACCGATATACGATACCCGCAACTAATCTGCTTGTTTATTATATGTTACATATTATAGGTTGTCAACATAAAAATTTAATTTTTTTCAAATAAAGTGCTGAATATTGTATTTTTTCCGCAAATTCACCGCATTTGTAAACCTCTTACTTAGCAGTATCACACGCCTTGACTTTTTTCTTCGCTAAATTAATATAAATTTGTAAATATATTTAAATTTCTATCTCTTTGAGTATAATTCTTTTCAATAATAAGTTTATATTTGAAATTTTAGTAAGCAAACTGCTCAATACATAATGCAATATAAAAAATTTAATTATGCTATTTAACCAAATTTTGATATTAAATTAGAATTCATTCTCAATTATTTATTAGCCTCTTCTTTTTTATTCCATGTCTTATTAAATCAAAAATCAAACCATAAAATAAAAATGTTAACAGATGTGCTATATATATTTTTATAGTCACAGAAGGTTGAGCTGATAAACTGTATCTAATACAGTGCCACTATCTAACCAAGTTCTAAATGACTCAACTAATATTTTTTTCATTTACTCCCTTCCCACATTTATTTTCATAAATAATTATTTCATACCAATTTATTGTTGCCTTAATTATTTTTTATTCCCTTCTAAAAAATCCAATCATATATTATACTCCACTAAAAGTTGTCAATTTAAATACTAACCTCTCCTTAGGCCGCATTTTTCAAGCATATTCTGAAGAATATATATTCTTATATGGTAATATTCTCTATTTCTGCATATATCTTAAGTGAGATAAATAAAAATTCAAAAGATTTCTTCAAAAAAGTTATTCTTCAAAAAGTTAGAGCTCAAATTTTTCATTTGATTAACAGAATTCTTTCATTTGATCTTTTATATTTAGAAGCATACATTTCTTTTCTATTGTCATTTATAGAAAGAATGTACAAAAAATTTATTATGTCATTTAGTAAAGGAGAACACTTATGAGTAAAAGAAAACAAAATGAACCACTAAAAAATGATTTTGCTCCAGATGAGAATGAAGAAATAATTGGTTTTACACCTGAACCAGTCATTTCTGGCAAGTGTATTTCATCTTTTTCATTTGATGATGATGAAGATGAAATAAATACTGCTATGTCCAATAACAGCAGTAATAATAATAATAATAATAATAATAATAATAATAATAACATCACTTTACAATAA